GCCCGCCACCAGCGTAACCGTACCGTTGGACACGGCGTTAAACAACTTTTGCGCCGCCGTCTGGCTGGTCAACGTGTAGGTTGCCTGCTGAAGGATGAACTGGTCCGCCAACACCGCGCCGCGCTGCGACGTGGCACCCGTCAGATAAAACGCGGGGTTGGTGAACTCCAGGGTGCCTGTCGTGGCGCTGGTAAGCGGATCGCTGGTAAGGGTAAGCTGGGACATGAGGGCTCCGTTACAGAATTACCCAGCGCGAGCCGGATGGAATGGTGATGGTGACGCTGCCGTTGACCGTCAGCGGGCCGGTAGAAGATGCGTTTTTGCCGGAAGGAATGCTGTACGACGTTGTGACGGTCTGGCTGTTCAGGATGAATATCTGGTCGCCGCCGGCGCCCGAAGCGCCACCGCCGATGCCCGCCCAACCAGAACTGCTGTAGCCCTCAAACGCCGCTGTGGTCGAATTGTAACGGATCATGCCGATAGCAGGCGCGTCCACGATGCTGGTGCCTGCCAATACGGTCTGTGACACGCTGACAGTGTAGGTGCCGATGCCGCCCGATCCGGTAAGGAAGTCCGTGACGCGTGTGCCTGACGTGACGCCGGTGCCTGAGATGACTGCGCCGATGTACAGCGTACCTGACGTGACGTTTGTGATGGTCAGCGTCGTGGTGCTGATCTGTCCAACACCTGCAAACGCGCCCGCACGCTGCGCCGTCGTGCCGACCGGCAGCTTCATCTGCCCTGTGCCGCCCATGTACAGGTACTGGTCAATCGTGACCGTCTGCGAAGCGGCAACCAGGCGACCGGAAACGGTCTTGGCGCCCGTGATGTTTTCCGACGCGTTCAGGGTGGCGACCGTTGTGGTGCCGGTAAACGTTGGATTGGCCGTCAACGCAACCGTGCCCGTTGCGGCAGGGAAGGTGACAGTGTTGGCCCCGGCAACGGCGGGCGCTTGCAGTTCAACGTAGCCCGACGTTGAACCGTACAGACGGATCAAGTTTATGTTGACGGGCGGGATGCCATCAATGTGATCGTATGTGCCGACCAGCGTGTCGTTGCGGTCTTTGAGAATGAACTTGTAGGCGTCCCCGTAGTTTAGCCAGATTTCGCTTGGCGTGCGCCCAGCGGCGTCAAGGACGATAGGGTTAGCGTGCGCCGTACCGCCGGAGAAATCCGTGTACGCCGTCTTGGGGGTTGTCGTACCCGCCCCGTAAGTGTAGATCTTGCCGCCCGCCAACGGCGTGCCGTTGTCGTCGAAGAACTGTGCGCCAGCACCGGCAAAGGGGGACAGGTTGACGGTCATGTTGGGAACCTAACGTAAATTTGGTTTCTAAGCAATCTGGTAGTTCACGTTGAAGACATACGTCGCCCCCACAAGGGTCGTTACGTTTACACGAAATTCCAACAGATTTGACGCCAGCGTGATTGAGCCAACATCGCTGACCCCGGCGGCGGTAGTGATGAACATGCCCGCCGCTACGTTTGGGGCAAGTTTGTTCAAAACCGGGGGTGTCATGCGGAACACGGTGTTGCCCGTTGCCGTAGGGGCGAGCACAAACGAGCCCGTAAGACTGATGGTGGTGCCCATTTGGTTGTAAAAACAAGTGCCTGCCGTCAACGAGGCAACGTTGGTGACAGTCGTAAAAGTCGGGATAAAAGCGGCAGGCGTAGGCGTGTATGTGTGTAAAAGGTCAAAAAACCGATACCATTCGCGCGACACTTGGACGGGTTCGACGGGGCCGCCGGGACCGCCGTCGCGTGCGCTAAGGGGTTTTTGGATGCTGCCTTCGTTCAATTGAACGCGCTGCGAGGGGATTTGCGTTGCGTTAGGAAGAAGTGCCACTGAGGATCAACTCCGCACCCATGATTACAATTTTGGTCGGATCGGTGCCGGATACCTCATACACGCGGTCGCGCAGCTTCTGTGTCATGCCCAGCCGACGCCAGAACACCCGCTGCTGATACTGCCCGATGGCGCCCAGCGACGTCCAGTGCTCGCGGGACCACGTATGGCCGCCATCGTCGGACCAACGGAGCATGGCCTGCGGATTGCTGCCCTGCCCGTCGTTAAGTCCTGCGCCGCTCTCGCAGTCTAACTGCAAGGAGTGCTGCGCCGTGCGGCGCAGGTTGTTCTCGCCCGTTGGCAACGCCCGCCACGAACGCAGCCATTTCTGCGGCTGGTCGTTGTCAGCGTAAACGTCCAGATCAAAAGCGTAAATGTTGCCCGTTTCGTAATCGCCAACGATGGTTTCGTTGTTGAAATTCATCTGACAATTTGACCTGTGACGATCAAACTGGCCGTTTGACAAGGACGCGCGTTCATGCCAAGCGCCGGTGATGGTGTCGTAGACCCAGGTTGCGCCGGCGGTCGGGAACGACAAGACATAAAACTTGTGGCCCTCCTGCTGGTAGGAGTATGCAACGGCGTCCGAAATCGTGCTGTAGTTCTGGATGGCAAACTCAACCGCGTGCGTTGAGATGCGCTGGGCTTGATAGCCGTTGGTGGCGTAGATGATACCGCGCCCGCGCGCGTCAGCGCCGAGCCAGAACAGCCGGTTGTCCAGTTTGGATACCGAATAGACCGCAGCGCAACCGATCTCGTTGAACGCGCCTTGGATGCGTTGAAGCGGGAAATCGGCCGTACCGGCGTTGTACCAGACCTCAACCGTCGAGGTGCCAAACAGCCACGCTTCGCGGTGGTCAATGTTAACGCACAGAAGCTGATCCGGCGCACCCTCGGCGCTGGCAAAATCCAATGGATCGACGCTGGTTCCGTCCAGCAGGCTTGTCACCCATACGCGCTGCGAGTTGGGCTCGTTGAAGACGAAATACCCGTCCAGATACCCTACGGTGGAAGACCCCGGAAAATCAGGGTCGCCAATCGGCGCAAAGGCGCCAGTGCTCATGTTGTAGATGTAACCGTTTGGGTTGGCCGCGATGAAAATCTGCGTGCCGTTATCCGCAATGGAAACTTGTTCCGTTCCGTCAATCGTACCGAGAAACGTTGCGTTGTAGCTGGTGTCGATCTTGTACAAACCCGTACCGGATATCACGTACCCATCCGATCCGGTGATTTGCGGCGACCACAGACCGCGAACAGGGCCGGTGCCGATATTGGCAAGCAGTCGCAGCCCCGGTGCGCGGTTGAGGAACGCGGGCTGTTTGCCGCCTTCCGGCACCATTTCGGGGAACGTATTGACCATGCGGTTGTCCGCCGCGTTGACGCTGCGGGCTACATACGCAGACCCAAGGATTGGCGTCTGCATCAGGCTTGACCTTTAATAGTATTAGGCATAGCATACCTAAACGTTAAAGGAGAAACATTATGGAACAGTGGAAGCCCGTGCTTGGATACGAAACGCTGTACGAAGTTAGTGATCTTGGAAACGTGCGCCGCATAGCGCGGGGGAAAAAATTTACGGCGGAACAAGTTGTTGAGGCCAAAAAGATGCTGGATGACGGGTGTAAACTGGCGGATGTTGCGTTGTTCCTGAACACCAGCATAACAACCGCGTTCTCTATTAAACACGGCAAAACTTGGCGGGGCAATGAAACATATCGGCCATTGGCGCCGCAGCCTATAAAACACTATCTTACGGTCAGTTTGTGTCGCGATGGCGTTTACATGCGCCGCTCTATTCATCGTTTGGTTTGGGAAGCGTTTAACGGCGAAATACCCGGGCGGCTTGAGGTTAACCACAAAGACCTTGACCGCGCCAACAACCATTTGGACAATATTGAACTTCTTACGCACCGGGAAAATGTTAACCATGCGCACGCTAAATATGCCGAAGAACGTGCGCACCTTCCGAAAGGTAAGCGGGGCGGGCCGCGTAGCCAGTATGCTAAGGTTAAACATACTTAGTAGTTCCCAGCGTAGATGTTGAACCTTTGCCTAGTCCCGACAATGCTGTACGGCAGCGCCATGATGTCGCCGGGGTTGTTGATGCGCTTGATGTTGCGCTTGGACGTCATGGCGATGCGTGACACTTGCCGGGAGGGTTCAGTGCCAAACTCAGGGGCCAGTTCGCAAGCCAGATTGTACCGGAAACACCGGAGATAGCCTGGTGGAAAGAGCAGATCGGTTGCCAGACTAGCGGGCTGGTCAAGTTCCTGAACCGAGATGAAATGGAACTCCAGAAGTTTGGTCGGAACCGGATAGATGTACAGGTCAAGATTAGGATACGTCATGTTTACGAACATGACCTGCGGGTACGTGCTGGTTACGGTTTTCACCGCAATGCCGTCGTACTGCTGCTGATTGATCAGCTTGATGCCGTAAGAAATGCCTGTTGTCGGATCACGGAAATAGGTGCTGTCGTCGATCTGTACCGGACGCTGGATGGAGGAGTGCAGGATCGTGCCGAGCACTGTAGCCGTCGTTGTCACCGTGCTGGCAAAGGAAATGGTGCCCACACCCGTCGCCGTGATCGTATACGTGCCGTTGTAGGTGCTGGGCGTCATGCCGGAAACAGTGATGCTTTCGCCCACCAGAAAGACAAAGACGCTTGAGTACCCCATCGTGACCGTTGTGCCGTCGCCGCTGGCAGACGTGACGGAGGCCGTTTTGGCACCCAGCGTGCCGCTGGGGCCAAGCGTGCCGCTGATCGTATTGGGCAACCAATTGATGACTTGGTCAAGGGTTGAATAAACCGACAAGCGTTCAGTATTCCATGACTGAAGCATCTGGTTCATGGCCGTAAGCGCGTCCTGCGACGTGTCGGCGGAGGGGGTTTCGCCCTCTGCCAAAACGCCGATAAGCCTGAGAGAGCCGTTTATCAGGTCGCCTGCTGTCGTCATGTCATTCGCTTTTCGCTATGCGCGGGCGCCCGCGACGCCGAGGTTCGGCCAAAAGATTAGCTGGTTCTGCGGTTTCAAGCAATGGCTCATCCGGCGGACTGACGATCGCGTCCAATTCGGCGGGATCAAACCGGGTCCAGCCGTTCGTTTCGTCATATTGGGCTTCCATCTCCAAGGACGCGATTTTGACGCCGTGCTTGGGGTGATGAAGATAGATCATATTCCCTCCAAAAAAAGGCGGGCGGCCAGAAGACCGCCCGCCGCTAGGTTACGAGATGGCGTACAGAGCCCAAGTGCCGTCACCCGTCTTACGGGCGCGGAACGTGCGGACAGTGCCGGCCGTGGCAGCAACGGTCATCAGACCCTGCGAACCACTGGTGCCGATTGTCCAGCCGGTGTTGGTTGTCATCGTGATGACGTAGGCCGCCGTGGTAATGACACGGAAGTCAAAAACCGTGCCGACCTTACTGTTGGTCAGCGCGGCGTCCACGTCGGCGGCCAACGGCAGCGTGTAAGCCGCAGCAGCGGTAGGAGTGCCGATGAGGATACCGTTGGTGATCTGCGCCACGGTGAGGGTTATGGTGTCAGCCGCCGTCGCCGGGGCTGCCGTAACCGTAACTTTAATTTCGTTCAGGTTGCCATCATTAAACTGATAGCCGCCGCCTACACTAGGAATAGCCATGAGGAAAAGTCCTTCTCGATTGAGTTGATGCAGGCGCTGGTGTTACCCAGCGCCCAACCATTAGCCCCAGAGACGCACGGCCATGGGCGCGCGGATCACGGAGTAGCCATAGAGCACGTCGATACGGCACGGCAGACGATCATTGTTGACGTCGTACTGACGAACGATACGCAGCGAGATGCCGTTGTGAACCTGACGCGAAGCCATGTCCACGCCGCCCGGAAGCAGCAGGTCAGCCGTGGCGAACGTGATGGCGTCCTTGTGGTAGACCAGGTTCTGCGGGTACTGCGTCGAAGCTGCACCGAGGAACGTAACCGCAGCCGCCGATACTGGGAACGAGTTTACAGTCGCGAGAGCGTTGGTTGCGGTGTAGATGGCCGGGCTGATGGCAACGTTAGTGAACGTGCTGCTGGCAGCGGTGTTGGCCGCCGTAACCACGAACTGCTGAAGCGAACCCGTGGACTGACGGGTCTGCGGATTGACTGCGTACACGTTGGCAATGGTGAACACGTCACCAACAGCAAGCGTGTTGCCGGTCGTACCAGCAAGAGTGATCGTGGACGACCCCTCCACGGTCATGGTGGCCGACACCGTGATCGTGCCTGTACGCGAGCCGGTCGTGTGCTGCTGGATCGACTGAGACATATTGATCTCTTCGTACCCGAGGACGCCCTCACCCATCATGCCGTTCTTGAACTGGCGGGAGACGGTATCAACCGGATTGAAAAGACCCTTCATGCCTTCGACCAGACCCGCGTTGGCCGCCGGATTGACGGTGGCGTAGCGGTTCGGCATCATGGACGCGAACTCGTTCAACTTCTGCTGGCCCTGAAGCAGGACAAGTGAAGTGGCGGGGGTCGTGCCGGGGGTGCCTACGGACGAGTAGATCGACTTGTAGCAACTGGCAACGTCAGCGTCGATGGACGCGGCAAGCTGCGAGATACGCGGCTTGAGCACGCGGTCGGCAAAATCGTCGAGCTGCATGGTCAGTTCGGCAGACGTAAAGTTCACGCCGATGTGCTTCTGGTTGGAAACAGTGAGCGTGGTGTACTGCTCGTTGTCGTCCTGCACCTGAAGCGCGGCGCCGTCCGTCACCAGCGCGCGGTCCGGCAGACGGATACGCAGCGTGGAGCCGATCTTGGCACCTTCGACGGCAAAGCTGTCGTCGTAGGCGCGGTTGACGTTGCGGGTGATAACCAAGTTATTTTCAAGGATTTCCAAAGCCTTGCGGGTTATCATGTCAATCGTAAGGAGGCTATTGCTCATGTTTGACTCTTTCTCTAACTAGCGGATCTATTATGATCCTAGCGTCTGCGTTGAGCCTCGTACTTCTTGACCTGACGCAACCGATCTGCCTCAATCCATTCCGACGTTGACATGTTCTTCACAGAACGCGGGTCGGTAGTATCAAACGCAGGTGAGCCAGAGGCTCGGGCCGAAACAGGCGCAATAGGTGCCGGGGCGGTTGAGGTCTTTTTGGCCGGAGGATTTGAGACAATTTTTGCCTCAATCTTTCCGATTTCCCGTGCCTGCAAGAGCGGACTTAGACGCGCGATCCGGTCGGCTTCCTTGGGGTTTGATCCGAGGTAATAGATTACATCGGGGCCGTTGTCGGAAGATTGGATCGTTTGCGCCATGCTGTCGGTGACAGAAAGTTTGGGGTTGTATGCGACTTGGTCGAAGTCGTCGTACTTGCCTCGGGCTTCCTCTTCGCGGTCCTGGTAAGCATCCAGCGTCGTCTGGCGCTGGTACTCGGCATCGCGCTGGGCTACAAGTTCGTAGGCTTTGCGTTCTGCCAGAGCGTCTGCATAAGTCTGCGCGTTGGCGAAATCGTCAGGCTGGATCGGCGCCACCGGAACTTCCGGTGATGGCGGGGCCGTTCGTATTCGCTGCGCTTGCTCGCGCTCCCATTTCCGCTGTTCTCTTGCAAGACGTTTACCGACAATGGCGTCCAATTCTTCTTGCGAGAAGGTCTTGGATACCTCTGGCGGCGTCGGTTCCGGCGAGGAATTGTCTGGTTCGGGCGCAGGAGCAGCCGTTGCTTCTGGTGCCGGCGCGGGCGCACCCGCTAGTTCGTTCGTGTCCATCTATCGACCTTTCGGTTCCTGGCATTCCCGGCCAGTCGGGTTTTGGGCATTATCTTACGTTACGGTTGTGGTGTCAAGCGAGGGTGTGTTCCACGGCAGAGGCGGGGCAACCGTGGTCGGTGTTGCCATCGCAGCAAGCTGTTCGTCGCACTTTGCTTCTGCCGCTGTCACGCCGTCTTCGCCCAGCGTATTGTACACCCAGCCCAGCACCTGATCCAGCGTAAGATCGGCGTAGGATGTAAAGGGGGCCGCAGGGTCAAGTGTCAGGTCTACGCTGCCATAGGTGGCGGTATTGTTGACGCCGTCCGTACCGGAACAGACCCACGCAACCTGAAACACAACGTCAGAATGGCCTTCCGCCTCTGGATAGGCGGTCATGGAATTTACCGCCCACTGGTAGATATTCGTCATTGTTAGGCTCCTGTGGCTTGTTCGCGGCGGCAACCGCCGCTTCCAGCTTGGTGAGGATCGACGCCGCGTGTTTAACCCCCTGCAATCCGGTGGCTTTTACGCCAGCGTCTAGCAGGCCAGCGAGGGCGGTCAGTTCTTCTTGAGTGAGCGAGATGTTGATCATGTTGTTATGCCCAGCACGGAACGTAGGCGGTGGTCCCGTCTGAAGTAATGACCTTGATCCAAGATTTGACGGT